TTATGTGCTATGGCTAAAATTGCTATGTGTATGTTGGCTTGTTTATATACTGCTGGTAGAGGTAGAATGAGTAGCGTACAAGCTGCAAGAATTAGAAAAACAGTGCTGTTACGAGATGATCCTGAAGAATTTGAAAGGATTTTGAGACAGGATTTAGATAGATTCCAGGCTTATTGTCTAAAGAAAAATATACAGCCTGTAGTTAGGCTTAATGGCACTAGTGATAAATGGTGGCTTACCATAATTAAAGACTACCCACTGATCCAGTTCTATGATTATACAAAGGTATACAATAGGGTAGCTAAACAACTACCAGAAAATTATCACCTTACCTTGTCCTACTCTGAAGCTAATCCAATTTACAAAGATAAAATAATAGAGTATGGCACAAAATACAAATCAAATATCGCTGTTGTGTTTAGGGATAAAAATAACATTCCTTCCACTTTCTTAGGAAGAAAAGTTATTAGTGGTGATAATAATGATTTACGGTTCCTTGATCCTACCAATGTAGTGGTTGCTCTGTATGCTAAAGGATTAGCAAAGAAAGACCAAACAGGTTTCGTAATAGATTAACTATAAAGGAAAATAAAATGACTATTGCACAGCGAGTAGAAAATCTAATGGCTAAAGGCAAGGCAAGTAGGCGTAGAGGCTGGGTGATGACTGAAATAGTTGCTCAGTTTGAGACTGAGAAGGATCAAGCTAAAGCCAAAGAATATATTATAAATAAATATGGGAGTAAGTAGATGGACTATAATACACCCTGGACTTTTAAGTTTAGTTTAGGTGACAACACCCTAGAGTGTCACGTAGATATCTTTTATACTAAATATGGTAAAGATATAGAGGTTACGTCGGCTCGTTTTGTAGAGGCTGAACTGTTTATAAAAGGCTATCAACTCATGGAATTTGTAGTTCCAGATAATCTAGTTTTAATAGATGAGGATACAGGAGATGCTACTAATGTAATTGTAGAAATAGAAAGGCAAGCTATAGAAAATTTCCAAGAGGAATTTGATTTGGATCATGGAAATCTTTAAGTACAAACTTTGTTGCGGAAAGAGACTAACTTTGGTATAATGTACAAGGAGAATGAACTATGTTGGAACAGAAACTTCATAACGTAGCAGGGAAAACAGAAAGAATGGTTTTTTCTGATCTTGATTTCGCCACTACAAAGTTTACTTTTTGGGATACAAAAGATAAGACTGGGTTTACGTTTACAGCCTACCACGAGACTGATGAAGTGATAGAGCTTGTCTTTAGGAAAAGAACTGATGAAGAAAAAGAAGCAGAAAAAGATGCGTAATCTATATGCTGAGTGTCTCCGCTTTTGTATGCCACATTTAGTACCATCTAGGCGTGGCAGGAAAGCTCCTTACAAGAGGCTAAAGAAAGGACAGTTAAACCTATGGTAGAAAAGAATAAACCTACACTAGATGACATGGTTAGACAAGATATGTTGGCCCTTGGTTTGAACCCAAAATCTAAAAAGGATATAGAAAAATTCTGGTTATCTAATGATAGACTTATCTCTTTTTCAACAGACTCTGAGTTATTCCAAGGAGAATCCCATCTCCTCACAAGTAAAAAGATAAGCCCATGATAATTATAGCGGAAAGAAAAAGATCTGGAGAAGAAATAAAGAAACATTTAAAGAGAAAGAAGATCAATAAGTTGTTAATAAAACTTCTATATGGTTTTATTCTTCTTAACTTTTCAATCTTTATAGGATATATAGTATTTCAATGACAACTAAAAAAGAAGAGTTACTTTACAGAACACTATTCCTTTACTTAAAGAGGCATAACATGAGCAATATAAATAATGAAACATTACTAGAAAATTTATACGAGGAAGCATTGGATGACCTAAAGGATTCTGGTCTTTCAATTGGGGCGACAAGACGTGTAGCAGAAAAACTTGCTAGACAAAAATTTGAGAAATATTCAGAGATTATACATGAAGATTTACCACCAGATGCCTTTGACTGATGCCTAAATTCAAGACATATCAAAGTATAGATGCTGTCACAAAAGATTATATATGCACAGTTGCTGGGATCAGTAGGATTGAAGATATTTCTTTAACAGAAATCAATACTTTTCTTTCTGATCTTAATAAATTTATAGATAAAACAGAGGAAGAAGCAGATGATTATCATTAAACCTACAGAACCTCCACGCACAGAGTATGTCATAAGAAAATATGATAATACAGAAGTTAAGTGGGTAGAAAAACCTTTATCAGCTTTAACTAAAACATCACTAACTCAGTTCAATCCTTTGACTAATAAATATAATTGGTACTTTGATCATTATGTTTGGGTTATTGAAAGCGTTTCTCCTTTCAATACGTCATACACTAAACCTAATAGAAAGGGTACAATAAATGTCTGATAAAATTCATTTAGAATTACAACTTCTAAACGATGGTATTTATATACATCTTTGGAGCGGATCTAGAAGATGTATTAGACCAGAGCAATGGAAATTAGGGGAAGTTAATAGTTATTCTGGTGAGCTTGAATGTTTAGAAGATTTGATATTTAATTTTCTAAACCATAAAAATACAAGTAAAAAGGAATTGGTTAAATTATCTGGGTGGTTATTTGATTTACATAAGTGGGTATCTTCAGAAGCCTATGAGTGGGTATCTTCAGAATTAAAAGAAGAAGACTAATGAAAATTACAAAAGCAGAAGAAATTGCATTTAGATTAGAAGCACTTGTAAAAAGTATCGAGGACATACCTTTCACAACCCGACAACAAGAACTAATATGGAGGCATATTCATTCAGAACTACATGACATTCAAGAAATTTTTGAAGAAGATGAAACTTATTACAAGAAAATTGTAGTCAACTAGAGGATAGAAAATTATGCTAGATAGTACAGATCGTGCAATCTTTTTTAAGGTACTTGAACAGGATGTTCACGGATCAGCAACAACATTAAATGCACCAGATAAGAAAATGCTTACAAGGACTGATGAAAATAAAAGGAATTGGGATAAAATCTTTTATGTTAATGGTAACATAAGGGATTGTAAACACGCAGAAAGTTATCTCTCTGTTGTAAATAAAAAGTATAGGGTGGTAGAGAATAAGGAAATTCTCTTGCCTTTACAAGAACAGATGGTTAAATATTTTGATCCCGAAATAGTAAAGAATATAAAAATTAAGGATACCATCTTACACAATGGAGCAATCTGTTGGGCAGACTATGTCTTTCCAAATCTTGTCAAAGCAATTGAAACAAAAACAGGACATAAGACTTCCTTTCAACTGCGTTATATAGCAAAGAATACTTTTAATGGGAGTGGTGCAGTTGTACTTTACAGTGGAGACTTTGATGTGTTCTGTACCAATGGTATGATTTCAGGGTCTTATGATGTAACCAGAAAGAGACACACTAAGAATTTTAATGTAGAAGGATTCATGAATATCTTTGATAGTTCTTTAGAAAAGCATAAAGAACAAGTAGAAAAATATCAGGTATGGGCAGACACCCAACTGAAAGAAAGGACTACAGAGAAAGTCAAGAAGTTATTTAGAAAACTTACTGATACTCCTGATGATCCGAAAAAGTCTAACACATTAAGTGATAGGTTGTTTAATCAGTTCATGATAGAGAGAGAAATTAGAGGTGATAATATATTCGCTGTCTCTTCTGCACTGACAGCTTATTCCTCACATGATTCAAGTAAGTTTCCTTTGACAAAAGTTGGAAATGAGAATACACTCTTGAAGCGCCAAGAAAAAGTTGGTAAGTGGTTGTCTTCTAAGGTATGGGAAGATTTCTTAGAAGCAGCCTAGTTAATACAGAAGATCGGAGGAACATCTTGCTGGAGCCAACTATGGTAAGTTGTTGAACACTGGGTGTTCTCTCCGATCATTAGCTAAGAAACATAGGAGTTAAAATAAAATGGTTAAGAACCTTTGGGATAAAGATAGAAAAACTATTTTTAGACAACTGGTAAAAGAATATGTTCAAGATGGGTATACACTTAAACAAGCAAAGAAATTAGCTAGTCAAGAAACTAGTGAAATTATGGAAGATAAAATATCTTTTATAGATACTATTCAATCAGACCAGTGGGGCAATGAATGAGGTGGAAGATACAACTAACTAATCTTAGAGCTTCAAATAAATATGGAAGTTTATTTTGGTTATTTGAAACACTAAAAGAAGCTAAAGAATTTTTAGATGATAGAAAGGAGCTTGTACAACATCTTAACTTTAATCCAGATTTAACCTACTCTTTAATTGATTTGAATAAAGAGGGATAATTTATGAAAAAATATATCCATGTTAATCAACATGTAATTCGAGCCAATAAAAAGAAGAAAGAAAATAATCCACCTCTTACTTGTAAAACTTATAAAGAAAATATAAAAGCCTATGAAATTTATATTGATGGGCCTTGTAAAGTAATATATAATCCACAAAAGCCTTTATCTTGTGGTGCTAAAGTTTGGATAGAAACAACAGAAGAAATACGGTATATATAATGGAAAGTAAATTTCTTACACACATACCTTGTGAAAACTGTGGGTCAAGTGATGGCAACAGTTTGTACGATGATGGACACCAGTATTGTTTTGTTTGTGAATCTTTTATTTCTAAGACAGAAGGAGACAAGATGCCAGAAGAACACACACAGAAGGCACCAATACAAGGAGTGTATACAAATATTTTATCTAAAGGAATTTTATCTTCAATTCCAGATAGAAAATTAAATGTAGCTACTTGTAAATCTTATGGAGTAACCGTTGAAAAAACTAATGAAGCTGTGACTAAACATATTTATCCATATTATAATTCTGAAGGAAAGCATGTAGGAAATAAAACTAGAATAGTAGCTACAAAAGAATTTAGATCAGAAGGTAATATCAGTGATGGTACCCTATTTGGTCAAAACAATTTTGATCCAGTAGGAAAATATATAACTGTAACTGAAGGCGAACTAGATGCAATGTCAGCTTATCAGATGTTTGGAAGCAAGTGGCCTTGTGTCTCTGTCAAATCTTCTTCTTCAGCCCTAACAGATTGTAAAAAGAATTTTAAATATCTAAATTCTTTTAACACTATTGTTCTGTGTTTTGATAACGACACTACAGGAAGAAACGCAGCCAACAAAGTTGCTGCAATATTTGAACCACACAAATGTAAGATAGTAAATCTTAAATCTTTTAAGGATGCAAGTGACTATCTGAAAGCTGGACAAAGAGAAGAGTTCATTCAACTGTGGTGGAACTCTACCCCCTATACTCCAGCAGGTCTTGTTAACTTAGGAACTCTTGGTTCTTCTCTTTACGAAGAAAATTATTGTGAGACTGTAAGTTATCCTTGGTCTGGACTCAATGAGAAGATCTATGGTATTAGAACTGGAGAGCTTGTTACCTTTACAAGTGGAACAGGCATGGGTAAGAGTAGTGTGATCAGAGAATTGATGCATCACATTATGAAAAATACTAAGGATAACATAGGAGTATTTGCTTTAGAAGAAAGCATTAAGAATACAGCCTTCAACATCATGTCTGTTGAAGCTAACCAAAGATTATATATTAAGGAAATTAGAGATACCTTTTCTTTAGAACAGTTAAAGGAATGGGAAGATAACACAATTGGTACGAATAGGTTTGTAGCCTTTGATCACTTTGGTTCTATGTCTAATGAAGATATTCTTGGACTTGTAAGGTTCATGTCCAATGCACTTGATTGTAAGTGGATTGTTCTTGACCATCTTTCAATGGTGATTTCTGGTCAACAAGATGGAGATGAGAGGCGTAATATAGATAACCTCATGTCTAATCTAAGAAAGATAGTTGAGGAGTGTAATGTTTCTTTACTGGTTGTGTCTCACCTCAGAAGGACATCTTCTGATAGAGGACATGAAGAAGGAAGAGAAGTATCTTTAGCACACCTAAGAGGATCACAAAGTATAGGACAACTGTCTGATGCTGTGATAGCTTTAGAACGTAATCAACAAGCACAAGATCCTACTGAAGCTAACACAACAACTGTAAGGATCTTGAAAAATAGATATACTGGTGAGACAGGTATAGCAACATACTTGTTTTATGATAAAGAAACTGGTAGAATGTCTGAGATATCTAATCCCTTTGAAGTTGAAGGAGATAACGATGAGGTGCGTAGTTGATATTGAAACAGATGGATTAATTAAAGACGCAACCACTATACATTGTATTGTTGCTGCTGATGTAGACACAGGACAAGGATATATATTTAAACAAAGAGAATGTTACACAGACTTTCCTGTGTGGGCTACGCAAGTAGATAATTTTATAATGCACAATGGAATATCCTTTGATGCTCCAGTTATTAATAAACTTATTGGAGAAACAATAAATTTAAATTCTGTTACAGATACTTTAATATTATCTCAACTCTACAATCCTATGAGGGAGGGAGGACATTCTCTTAAAGAGTGGGGCAATAAACTTTCTTTGCCTAAACAAGAGATAGATAGCTTCTCTTCTTTTACAGAAGAGATGTTGGACTATTGTAAGCAAGATATAAATATAACATATAAATTATATAATGAATTAAAATCTGAAGGAAGAAACTTTTCTTATCGTTCTGCAAAATTGGAACACTCAATTAGGGCAGTTATTAATAAACAAGAACGAAATGGTTTTGCTTTGGATCTTCCTTACGCTATGACATTACAAGGTAGATTTGAAGATGAATCAGAACGAATTGAGAAAGACCTTCAAGAAATTTTTGAACCTATAGTAACTATAAGACATCATAAAAGATCTGGTAAAAGATTACTTGATCATGTAGAAATATTTAATCCTGCTTCAAGAAAACAAATTGCTGAACGATTAATGAATAAAGGATGGGAACCAAAACAAAGAACACCAAAAGGAAATATCATTGTTGATGAATCTGTTCTAGCTAAGATTGATATGCCTGAAGCTAAAGCTATTACAAGATATCTTCTTCTCCAAAAAAGAGCAAGTCAGATTAAATCTTGGGTAGAGGCAGCAGAAGATGATGGTAGAGTACATGGCAGGGTCTTAACTTTAAAGACTGTAACAGGGAGGATGGCACACTACGCCCCTAATATGGCCCAAGTACCAGCCTCTTACTCACCCTATGGTGAAGAATGTAGAAACTGTTGGACTGTCTCCAACAAAGACACACATACCCTTGTAGGAACTGATGCTTCAGGGTTAGAACTCAGAGCTTTAGCTCACTACATGAACAACGACTCCTTTATCCAAGAAATTCTTGAAGGAGATATACACACAGCAAATCAAAAGATGGCTGGCTTACCTGATAGAGCTAGTGCAAAGACATTTATCTATGCTCTACTCTATGGAGCAGGGCCAGAAAAGATAGGCTCAATAGTTGGAGGAAGTGCCAGTACAGGTAAGAAACTTATAGATACTTACCTATCTAACTTACCTACACTGAAGTTGCTCCGCAATCAGGTACAAGAAGCCTCAATAAAAGGTAAGATTAGAGGCTTAGATGGAAGATACCACTACACAAGATCACCCCATAGTTCTTTGAATACTTTAATTCAAGGAGCTGGGGCAATCATATGTAAGGATTGGCTCTTGAATATCTTAGATGGGGTTGACAAATTAGGTTTAGATGCTAAACTGGTAGCGTCTATTCACGACGAATATCAATTTGAAGTAGCAAAGACAGATGCAGAAAGGTTCGGACAATTGACAGGAGATGCTATGAAAATTACAGAAGAGGGACTAGCAATTAAGTGTCCTTTAGACAGTGAATTTAAGGTAGGTAAAACATGGGCAACCACACACTAATTAAATTTACAGATAAAGAAGTTAAGTGGGCCATTGATATGGGTAAACAAAGACATGGAGCAAAGCACGTTTCATTTAGGGAGTTAAACCAAATGGGCGATGTGAGTAAAGTCTTTGGAGGTTCCCATATTCTAGGTGTGCTTGGAGAATTAGCCTACGAAAAACACACAGGCATAAAGATGGACAGAAAAATTTATGCTGTGAGAGATGAAGGCCATGACTTTGAGATATCTAAAAATGATACACAAAATTTCAAGATTGATATTAAAACTATAACATATAATGGTGATGGTGAAAAAGAATTGAAAGTTAAGGTTGATGAGTTTAATAAAAAGACACCAGATGAATATGTTTTAGTCTTTATAGATAAAGATAATTTAAAAGAAGCTACAATCCTTGGCTGCATTAGCAGAAAAGATTTTAAGAAAAACAAAAAGGAAAAAAAGTATATGTATAATTATCCCTCTACCTATTATGTAGGGGAATCTTTACTACACCCTGTAAAAAATGCTTGACACGGAATAGAGATTATGATAGACTTTTTTTACTCAACCATAAAGGAGAAAATATATATGACAACTACAGACAGAATACTACAGGCTTTAAAGAAAGGAATGAGAGTAACTCGAAGGACAGCCATTGAACAAGGTTGGTGCGAAAATGTAACAGCAGTAATCTCGGTTCTTAGAAAGAAAGGATATAATATCTTAACTAAGAGTGCCCTAACACCAGAAGGAAATCGATACACTTTTTATCGGCTTGCTGCGTAGATTTATTTTAATCTTAACTTATAGGAGTTATATATAATGGCAGTTGTTTCAGGTACAGCTTACTGGGCTTGTGTAGCCCATCCTAATACAACCTTTGACGAGGATGGTGTGTGGACAATTGATGTAGGTTTGTTGGACGCACCAAATAAAAAGCTTGTTAAGAATCTAGGTCTTTCCCTTAAAGATAAGGGAGATGATCGTGGAGAATTTGTGACGGTGAAGCGTAAGGTACGTCGCAAAGGCGGGGGAGTGAATCGTCCCCCAAGTTTGGTTGACTCCGATCTCAAGCCAATGTTTAATACTCTCATTGGTAATGGATCAAAGGTTAATGTACGTTTTGAAACCTATGATTGGGAGTTCGGAGGTAAGTCAGGCACAAGTGCTGATCTTGTAGGAGTACAGGTCGTAGACCTTGTTTCCTTTGGCACAAACAATGTTGCTTCAGAGGAAGGCTTTGAAGCAGTATCTGGTGGGTATTCTTCTTCTGATCAAGAAGATATCCCATTTCCCTCTAACTAACTAGGAGAGGGGTTGAGGTGGTAACGCGCCAGTGCTGCCTCAACCCCTATTTTTTATTATGAAAAAAATAGATACATTAGTTGATGATATATATAATTTATTTACAGATAAAACAACTGTAACTAAAGCTGATTTAGAACTTCCTGCTAAACAAGTATCTAAAGCTATAACAAAGCACATTGTAGATAGGTTATTAGAAAGTAAAAAGCCTAAAAGAAAAAGAACTTTAAGCATGTCTCAAGTAGGTAAACCTTTGAGACAACTTTGGTACAACTTAAAAGATTTTCCTATCTCTGAAAAACCTCTACCTTATAATCAGATTAAATTTCTATATGGAAATATTCTGGAAGAGCTTTTACTTTTCTTATCCAGGGCTGCTGGTCATAGCGTCACAGAAGAACAAAAGAAAGTTGAATTGAATGGTGTTAGAGGACACAAGGATTGTCGTATTGATGGGGTAACAGTAGATGTAAAGAGTGCTTCATCTTACGCCTTTAAAAAGTTTGAGAGTAACACAGTGGGACAAGACGATCCCTTTGGATATATATCACAGCTTTCAGGGTATGCTCAAGCAGAAGGAGATAAAGAAGCTGCCTTCTTAGCTATTGATAAACAGAACGGGAAGATAGCTCTTTCACCTCTACATGAAATGGAATTTGATAATGTATCTCAACGTATAGAAAAAATTAATACAGCTTTAGAATCTGATACTCCACCTGAGAGATGCTATGAAGATGTACCGGAAGGAAAAACTGGAAACAGAAAGCTTAGTATTGGGTGTAGTTATTGTCCTCATAAATTTTATTGTTGGAGTGATATAAATGATGGCAGGGGATTAAGAACATTCTTATATGCAAATGGCCCAAGATTCTTTACCAGAATTGTAAGACAACCAAATGTAGAAGAGCGTAATGAAAAAGAAATATAAATCTAAACTAGAGATTGATACAGCAAAATATCTTAGAAAGAACAAGATGAGGGCACATTACGAAAAGAAAAGACTTCCTTATCTTTGGGCAGAACATAAGCATTATACACCTGACTTCTTTCTATCCAATGGTGTGATACTGGAATGTAAAGGACGGTTCACTCTTGCAGATAGAAAGAAGATGCTGTTTATTAAAGAGCAGTATCCTGATATAGATATTCGATTTGTCTTTTCCAATCCTAATCAAAAGCTTTGGAAAAAAGGAAGGATGACCTACGGTAGATGGTGTGAGAAGAACGGGTATCTATATTGTAAAGGAATAGATGGGATACCAAAAGACTGGCTACAATGAATAAACTATTTAATAAATATCAAACTATAAAAGACGATAAACAATCTTCCACACCAGAAACTTTTTTATTTATTTCTGTTCTTCTTCAAGCCTTACTTGATGCAATAACAGAAGAAAGTTCTGATTCAGAGAAAAGAAAATCTTTAGATAGAGAAAGAGCATTGGCTTGGTTTTATGCAAGTATAGGGGTTACAGCTTCTGACTTTGAAGATGTATGTGACTTAGCAAACATTGATCCTATTCAAATGAAAAGTTTTGCTATTGATGTTATAAACTCAGATAATAAAAAGGAGATGAGAGATAAAATTAATTTACTTTTCTCTCAAAGAATGCAGCAATAATTTAGAGGAAGGCACAGAAATGGAACCACTAGATAAACAGGTTGGAGGAGAACACTATAAGAGTTGTAAGATACAACCAGTAGAATATATCTATGCAAATAATCTTGACTACTTTGAGGGTAATGTGATAAAATATATAACTCGTCACAGAATGAAAGGTGAAGGCGCTGCTGACATAAAAAAAGTTATACACTATGCTGAACTAATTCTGCAATTAGCTTACAATGACAAAGCAGAGAGGGATACAGATGTTTAAATCAAATAAGAATCCGCAATTCAGATCTAAATTTTCTGAAGATATATTCAATACAAAATATTATCATATAGGTGCTGAAACTATGCACGAGTTAGCAGAAACTTTAGTTGAAGATGTGTGTAGAGATAAGATGACTCCTTCTGAAAAAGAAGAACTTATAAATCATATATCAGAATTAAGATTTATACCAGGAGGAAGATATTTATATTATGCTGGAAGAGAGAAGAAGTTTTTCAATAATTGTTATCTATTAAAATGTGAAGAAGATACAAGAGAAGACTGGGCTAACCTTTCTTGGAAGGCTGAGTCCTGTCTAATGACAGGTGGAGGAATAGGTTCAGATTATTCTATCTATAGACCAGAAGGAAAGACCCTGACAGGAACAGGTGGTATTGCTTCTGGACCTATACCAAAAATTCAAATGATAAATGAAATTGGTAGAAGGGTAATGCAAGGAGGCAGTAGGAGATCAGCTATCTATGCAAGCCTAAATTGGAAACATGAAGATATATTTAAATTCCTTTCTTCTAAGAATTGGAAAGATATGCCAGTGGGGACAACAGGACAAACCTTATTTGATATTAAACAAGACGACTTTAATTTTCCTGCACCACTGGACATGACAAATATAAGTGTTAACTATGATACAGAATGGTTGTTAAACTTTTGGAAAACAGGAGAGGTAGGAGATGTCTTTCGGACTAATGTACGTCAAGCTTTATCAACTGCGGAACCAGGATTCAGCTTCAACTTCTTTGATAAAGAAAACGAAACACTACGAAATGCTTGTACAGAAGTTACATCAGAAGATGATTCCGATGTCTGCAATTTGGGAAGTCTTAATTTTGCTAGGATCTCTGACATTAATCAACTTAGAGAAGTTGTCGGGCTGGCTACAAAATTTCTTCTTTGTGGAACCCTAAGAGCACAGCTACCTTATGACAAAGTTTACTTAGTCAGAGAAAAGAATAGGCGGCTTGGACTAGGATTGATGGGCCTACATGAGTGGCTAATTCAAAGGAACAGTAGGTATGAAACTACAGAAGAGATGCACCGTTGGCTGAAAGTTTATGAGGCAGAGTCTGATAGTGTTTCAGATTCCTTTGCTGATGAACTAGGTATTTCAAGACCTGTTGCTAAACGGGCAGTAGCACCTACAGGTACAATAGGAATCATTGCTGGGACATCTACAGGAGTAGAGCCTATCTTTGCTGTAGCTTACAAAAGAAGATATTTAAAGAATAGAAGATGGCATTATCAGTATGTAGTAGATAGTGCTGCCCAAGAAATGATTGATTTATATGGGACTGATCCAGACAATATTGAATCAGCTATAAACTTATCTACAGATTATGAAAGAAGGTTATCTTTCCAAGCTAATATACAGGAATATGTAGATATGAGTATATCAAGTACAATTAATCTTCCTCCTTGGGACAGTAAAGAAAACAATGAGAATTTGATAGAGCCATTCTCTAAGACATTAGCTAGGTATGCACATAGACTTAGAGGATTTACTTGTTTCCCTGATGGAAGTAGAGGTGGACAACCTCTAACAATTGTACCATATAAAGAAGCAGTAGATAAGCTTGGTGAAGAGTTTGAAGATAATATCCAGGCTCATGATATCTGTGAAATTACTGGATCAGGAGGAGCTTGTGGAGTTTAGATACTCTCGTAGCTCAATTGGACAGAGCAACAGATTTCTAATCTGTAGGTTGTGGGTTCGAGTCCCGCCGAGAGTGCCAAGATTTTTCTTGACAAAAGATATAAATTATGAGATAATATACTGATGAAAGCTTTTAAATTTACACCAGTAGAATCCCAAGTTATAGATGTGTTCTGGCCACAGTTGGCTCCTCTCTTTCAACAAATTATTGATAGAGAGGGAATGGGCAGGGAAACACTAGACTCTTTGAAAGAGAAAATTAAAGGAGGATATTTACAGGTATGGATAGGATGGGAGGATTCTGTTAATGATATCATTGCTACATATTGCACACAAATTATGGAATATCCAACGAAACGTCAGTGCCAATGGGGCTATATGGCGGCAAAGAATAATGACATGGCTAAGTGGGAAGAAGAAATGATATCTTCTTTAGTACATTATACTATAGAAACTAAGTGTGATGGTATAGAATTTTTTAGTTCAAGAAAGGGATGGAAAAAGATATTTGCAAAATATAAAATAAATATAGAGCCAATTGGAACTCTCTACGAGACAAAGATTAATGTATAGTCTACCCACTATTTATATTGGATATGATAGAAGAGATGGAGAAGCATATAAAGTATTAGTAGAATCTATTTTAGATAGAACATCTCACCCAGTTAATATTATTCCTATATACCAAGAAGAAATGCGTAGGATAGGATTCTACAGAAGAACACATAGAATAGGCAAAGACTTAGTATCTATTGATACACTAGATAAAAAGCCTTTCTCAACTGCGTTTAGTTTTACTCGCTTCTTAGTTCCCTTTTTAAACAGACATCAAGGACAGGCTTTATTTATGGATTGTGATATGTTGGTAAGATCAGATATCATGGAAGTATTTGATTATGGTCTAGCTAATGATAAAGCAATCTGGTGTGTCCAACATAATCATTCCCCAACAGATAAATTTAAAATGGACAACATGATTCAGTCCCGATACTCTAGAAAGAATTGGTCTAGTTTTGTGTTGTGGAATTGTGAGCATGAAGCTCATAAATATTTCACAATAGATGATGTTAATCTACGCACAGGCTGGTATCTTCACAATTTTAAATGGATTCCAGATGACGAAATAGGATCTCTGCCAGAAGAATGGAACTGGTTAGACAGTCACTCATCCCCTAATATTGAACCAAAGAATGTACACTTTACAACTGGTGGTCCCTGGTTTGATAGCTGGACTGTCAAGACAGTAGACGATGGTAAGTATGCCTTAGAATGGAATTATATTTATACAGCTATAACTGTTGAAGAATCTTTAGGAAAGGAAAAAAATATTAAATGGAAAAAAGAATTAATGTAGTAACTTCTTTTTCTAAGACAGGATGGGAAACCTATGGAAGAAAGATGGTACAAAGTGCTGCCCAATTTTGGGGACCAAATATTCACCTCACAGCATTCTATCATGACTTTGAATTAACTGATCCAATAAGTAACCCACAAATTTCTTATAGGAATTTAAATGAAGTCAAAGATATGGAGGAATTTAAAAAGGAATATGCTGAATATGACGGTACTATAGGAGGAAAATCTCCCTATACTTACAAGCTTGATTGTATAAAGTTCTGTCATAAAGTCTTTGCACTAACAGAATTTGCTTTTGAATTGTGTGAACAGAGTAAGAAACCAGGATGGCTTGTCTGGCTAGATGCAGATACCATTACAACAAAGTTTGTAACTTATGATACACTTAATAAATGTCTACCAGAAAAAGCTTCTCTGGTTTACTTAGGAAGAAAACACTATGAATATAGTGAGACATCTTTTTTAGGTTTTAATCTTGACCATCAAGCTCCTGTAGATTTGTTAGGGGACTTACGAGGAGCATATATTTCTGGGGAAGTTTTAAATTACAGAGAATGGCATGATGGATTTGTCTTTGAAAGATTATTAAAAATTTATATAGCTCATGGACTTAAAGCTCATGACTGGACAGGACACATAGACGAGATTAAGAGTCTTCATTCTGGTGTCCAAGCTTTTGAAAGCTTTCCTTTAGGAGAATATATGATCCATAACAAAGGATCAAGAAAGAAACCAGGAGGGGGAGTGTCTCCAGATGTGAACGGGCCAGAAAGATATAAACAATTGATGCAGTTAATTCTTCATTACAAACCTAAATCCATTATTGAAACAGGAACATGGAACGGTGGAAGAGCTATACAAATGGCTATAGCAGCCTTTCAGAATACAGACAAGGTAACATATACAGGCTATGATTTATTTGAAGAAGCTACAAAAGAAACAGACACAAGAGAATTAAATACAAAGGCTCATAATTCTTTAGAGGCAGTTAATAATAGGCTTCAAGAGTTTGCAGATAAGATTAAAGAGAAAGATAAAATATTTGAATTTACATTACATAAAGGAGACACAAAGAAAACCCTGACAAAATCCAGAGCAGATTTTTCTTTCATAGATGGTGGTCATTCAAAAGATACAGTCAATCATGATTTCAAGATGCTAAGAAAATCTCCTGTAATTGTTTTAGATGATTACATTATGAAAGATCCTGAAGGAAAGGGTCCACCAAAAAAGTTTTACGGTGTAAATAAAATTATTAAAAAACAAAACCGTTCTGTAATTCTTCCATCTAAAGATCAAATAAGAGACGGTGGAAGGACACATCTGGCTGTGGTCTTAACAAATAAAAACGTGTCAGATGTCCCTATAGATATTCAATCTGTTCCAATTGTTGTACAACCAAAGGATTGTGTCCCTAAAGAATATATAGAAAATAATGTAAAGGCTAATACAAAGGTAATTAAAAAATGGATTGGAAGATCTAAGCCAAATAATGAAGTTGCCATTTTTGTTTCTGGAGGAACTGTTGATTGGAAGGAATTAAAAGGTCTTATAAGACATGAAGGAGAAGATAGATGTAAAATTGTCTGTGTAAAACATTCCTACCCTAAGCTATTAAAAGAAGGGATAAAGCCTTGGGCTTGTGTCATCCTTGATCCTCGTCCCGTTGAAGGGACAAGCACTCATGGGATTAAACGAAAAGATTTATTTAAAACTATAGACAAGGATACTTTATTTTTAAATGCATCCATGACTGATCCCTCAGTAACCAATCTTATTAAATCTAAAACAGATAATATCATTGGCTGGCATGCATTTTCAGAAGCATTGAGAGATACAAAAGCAGAAAAACAAAAGAAAGCTATCACTGTAAAAGAGGAGTTAGGAATAGAAGCAGGAGCAACAATGATTGTTGGTGGAACTTGTGCAGCTATGAGAAGTATAGGCATTATGCACACACTAGGTTTCAGAACTTTCCATTTGTTTGGGTATGACTGCTCTATGCCTGAACCAAATGAGAAAGAGAAACAAACAATAGAAAATGAAAAGCCTAAATATATTCAGGTAGGAATAAAAGTAAACGGAGAAAACCGCCCCTTCTGGACTACAGGGGAGCTTCTTGCAATGGCACAAGACTGTGAAAAATTATTTGATAGAGAAGATGTAGACATGAATTTAAATTTTCACGGGACAGGAACTTTAGTTTCCTCCATTTGGGAAAACTCCACAACGAAACAATTAAAACATTATACAGAAGTATTAGATATATAGGAGGATTTAATGTTCGGAATTGCTGAAAGTGTAATTGGAGTTGCAGGAAAGGTCTTAGATAAATTTGTTGAAGACAAAGATTTAAAGGCTAAACTTGAGGCTGAACTTAAAACACAGATGCTTAGTTTAGATGCTCTCCAAGCTAAAGCTAATATTGAGCAAGCAAAGCACCCCTCAATTTTTGTAAGTGGTAGCAGACCAGCAATCATGTGGATCTGTGCCTTTGCTTTAGGATGGCAGTTTATCTTTGCTCCAATCATATCATGGGGCTTAGTTGTGTGGTATCCTATAGTAACCCTTCCAACTCTGCAGACACAGGAACTGACTGGTCTTGTGTTAGCTCTGCTTGGTCTAGGTGGAATGAGAACTGCAGAAAAATGGCGAGGTGTCCATAGAAACAATATGCAATCATGATAGCTGGAAAAGTATGGGGTAATACACAACTTATTCACTCTAATGGAGTACTGGAGTTTCACAGGATTGAAGTGAATGAAGGAGGAAAGTGTAGTAAACATAAACATAAATATAAATGGAATGGTTTCTTTGTAGAAAAAGGAGAACTCATTATCAAGGTATGGAAAAACGATTATGATCTAATGGATATAACAATTCTAAAACCTGGACAGTTTACTCAGGTTAAGCCTGGAGAGTATCACCAGTTCGAGGCTGTAAGAGACACTGTAGCTTTTGAACTTTA